GGCTCAACTCAGGATCAGTTTCAAGACATTCCGAGGGGGGTCTCGTCGGATCTTCAGGGGGCTCCGCCAGTAATACCAACAATGATATCAATATCACTGTAAACGTTGACAAATCAGGAGGAACTCAAGATACTGAAGTCGCAGGAAATTCCGCAAACGAGGAAAAGATTTTGGCTAAAAAGATTAAGACTGCAGTTTTGGATGTAATTAACGACCAACGAAGGGTTGGTGGATCACTCAGGGGATAATGGCACAAGGCAATATAAATGGATTTGATCAAGATTTTTATTTAGATGGTTACGCGATTTCAGGAGTTCAAAGCCTGGATGGGGGTTATTCGGTACAATCTGATCAGTCGACTTTTCTAGGGAACAAGGGAAGGGTTATGCCCTTTCAAACTTCGCCCTCAATAGGGCAGTTTTCGGTTTCCAAGGATATGACGTCCCAACCATCAGGGATAACTAAATGGTTAGGAGAAGAAGGCTTTAGTGGGTTATTCAAATACGGAGAAAAAAGCTTGGCGTTTCAAAGTGGTTTCATGACTGAATATAGAGCTTCTTTCTCTCCTGATGATTTGCCGCAAGAGCAATTTGCCCTCTCCGTATTCGGAGAAATGGGTGGGGATTTTTCCGTTGGAGAATTAAAAAGCAAAAATGAAACTAAATTTATTCCATCTTCCAGCGGAATAGAAATAGAATGCAAAGGGAGAGAGACTAATAGAGTTACTAATTTTCAATATGGAGTAAGAGTAATCAGGGATGCTCATTACGGGATAGGTTCGAAATTCCCCAAACAAGTGAACCTCACACTGCCTTACGAAATATCTCTCAATTTAACGCTAGAAGTAGACGATTACGAATCAGAGAACGTTTATACGACGATTAGAGATGGTATAGATTTAACAGGTATTAATATAAAAATTTCAGACAAGTGCGATTCTTCTAAAAATATCGAATATAAGATAGAGGATGCTAGTATTGTTTCTGAATCAATAGCAGGAAACTATAACGATCAAGTAACGGTGAGCCTTCAATACAAAGCTTTCTCAATGAATGTTCCTGAAATAAATTACAATGTCTAAATTTATAAGATATACCGAATGCCCCGTTAAGATTAACGAGGATTTCTATTTGGCAAAAAGGGCTTCTATCGGGGCGCAGGCTTCTGCGACGAATCCAATAGAGTTCGGTGGCAAGGTTGGTATATCAACAGGCATTGGGCCAGAGAGGTCTGAGTTTTTCATGCAGTATTTTGTTACTGGGGAGAATGATCCAATAGCGAATCTAACAGGAAAAAATTCTTGTTCCGGATCATTTGGTGGAATAGAATTCTCAGGAGCTTACTTGACTAACTATCACATAGGCATAAAGCCGTATGCCCCCGTAGAGATGTCGGCAAGATTTGTTGTTCTATCAGGATTTAATAACAATATACAAGAAAGTTCTTTTTCGGAAAATGATTATACGGTAGCAAATGGAGCTAATGTGGAATTGACCAATATGAATTATCTAAACATAGGGATGGATAATCCTGTGGAGATAACTTATGAAGTTGCCTGCGAGAGAATACCTAGTTTCGTAATAGGCAGTTCCTACCCTCGGCATGTAAACCTAGGAGCAGTTGAGAAATATTTAGACATAAATGGAGATGATATTGGAGATGTCATCAATTATCAAGAAAGAGATGTGGCTGAAATTAGCATAAAGGCTTCTGATGAATTGGGAAGATCTAGGGGTCAAACTTTATTTTGTTCAGGGGCTATTGAAAACCAAAGGTTGGATGTTTCTGCGGGAGGAACTCTCAACGGACAGGTATCCATAAAGGAGGTCATTAGATGAAGGCCGACCCCATTACCGGCTTCTGGGGAATAGAGAGGGGCTACCTGGCTTCTCCCGCATCTCACGAACAATTCAAAAAGGATGTTCTGACGGGAACTACAATTAATAGTTTCGAGTATGAGGATCCATTTAACTTTATTCCTTCTTACGGGGCGACAACGTCTCTTAATTTTAATAATAATTTTATTCAATTTGGAGATGGGTACTCCTCTCTTTCATCTCAAGGGTTGAACAATGTCAGCATGCAGATGAACCTTCCCTTCTATGAGAGAGAAGCGTCGGAGATAGAACAGATAATAGAACACGTAGAGAAACATATTGGTTCTCCGTTTCCATTTCAAACCGTAAAGTACGACGACTTGGAGCCAAATGAAAAATACAAAGCCCTTTATTCGGTGCCTCCATATTTTCAACAAGAATTTCAATGCGAGGGAATAGAAAGGAATTACAGCAGGGGAGAGTATCAAAACGTAGATTTAGTTTTTGGGAATAAAAACATATCATTATTTTCTAAAGACTATATTTTTGCCATACCCTCAATGCCTACGAATTTTTACGATAAAATAAAGGCGGAAATCAAAAAGGATGCGCTTGAGCATATTCCTGATCAGAGCTTAAACGAGACGTCTTTGTTTAGGGTCAAGAAATTTGGATCAACTAAGTCTAGGCCGTTTGCTGGTAAAGAAAGAATAAATGACAAGACCCTGACATACGATCTTCTTTTTGATCCCATAGATCTGGAAAAGATGACTTTAATTCTTGCGTTTATGATGTCGAAGGCCGGAACTTGGTTTTATTTTAGCCCGGATGGGAAAGAATCTAGTCGCAAAAAGTTTATTTGTAATGAAATTTCACAGAGTTATACTTATAATAATGTATTCTCCGTAAGATGTAGGATAGCAGAAACAATCTCTTTCTAAAATGCCAAACAAATCTGCCATAAAGTCGCAAAAGATCACCTCCGAATTATTTGGGGCGGTGGCAGTGGAACCTATAGAGCTATATACGATCCATAGTATTGAGAATGAGGACTCCGCCAGGAAAATAAGGTTCCACGGAGGAATAAATGAATTAAGAACCCCGGTAACTTTCGGAGGCCAGGAATATTATTACATCCCATATGAATCTTCCGGATTTGGAGCTAAGGCGGATGGTAGTGTCACAAGACCTTCTCTAAAGATTATAAATATTGATGGGTTCGTTTCTACTTACGCTCAAGATAAAAATGATTTAATAGGGGCAAAGGTAAAAAGAATGAAAACCTTCCTTAGGTTTCTAGATGCAGAAAATTTTCTTGGATATAATGATGATGCCGCATTAAAGCAGGAGTGGGTTGAGAAGGGAATTGATCCTGATCCTAATGCATTGATTGATAATGAAGAATGGATTATCGGCAGAAAGATAAATGAAAATAGATTTTTTGTTGAATACGAATTAACTTCTCCCGTCGATTTGGAGAATGTTTCAATCCCCCGAAGAAAAGTAATCAATAATTATTGCTTTTGGAAATACAGAGGGCCTGTTTGTGGTTATGATGGCCCTCCTGTTGCGGATGCTAATGACCTTCAAATAAATGGCCCATTCGCGGATAAAGGGCTGTGGGAACCTGGCGAAGTTTATGCAAAAGGCGACTATGTTCATGTAATCATAGAAAAGGAACTCCATCCGAGAAAGGTAGTCTACGTATGTATTAATAATAATACTGCTGACATTTCCAACAAGCCTTCCGTAAGTACTGATTTCTGGATGGCGGATCAATGCTCTAAATGCCTTAGGGCTTGCAAGATGAGATTCGAAGGTGATGCGGAGGAGCCTTTGCCATTCGGAGGTTTTCCGGGCAGTAGGATATATTGATGAAAAAGAGAATAGAATCAATAGCAAAGGAAAAGCCTAATGAGGAAATTTGTGGGTTTGTTCTTTATAATAAAGGAAAGATAGATATTAAATCAATTCAGAATGTGGCGGAGGATAAGAAGCATCTTTTTAGTATAAAACCTAGAGAGGTGATAAAAGCGAAAGGTTTGATGGGTATTTTCCATTCTCATGTCGATTGTGATTCGGAATTTTCGAAAAAAGACCTTACCTTTTCAGAAGAATGGGGTCTGCCTTTTTTTGTTTTTAGCTTGATGGACAATAAGCATGGAGCGTACATTCCAAAAACGGCTCCAAAGTCTAGGAAATTTTTAAATTTTCTTAAAAAAATCAAAGAGGAATACAAAGTGTAATTATATTGTAGGTTTAAGGAGATGGCAAAGGTATTTTTATATGGTAGCCTCGGAAGGGAATTCGGGGAGGAGTGGGACTTTAGTATTAAAAGCCCCAAGGAAGCTCTGCGAGCCATAGAAGCAAACACCGGTGTATTCTATAAATATCTTTTCCAGAGAGAACGGGAAGGCGTTGAGTATAATATTATTGTAGATGAACATGGGGTCGGGCACCATGATGAGTTGTCGATAGAGCTAACTGAGGATTCCGAAATACATATTGCTCCAGCCATGGAGGGAATGGGAGAGAACAACGTATTTCAAAAGTTGTGGAAAAACGATTCCTTTCAATATGGAATGTATGGTATAGCGGCGGGCTGGCTCCTGGGTCAAGCGGCGGGATGGATGGATAATATGGGCTGGGGGGGAGACTCTTGGTATAATCCGGTTATGATTGCCGAAGGTTTATCTGCTATTTCTTATGAAGTGGGAACGGCCTTGGTTATTCAGGGGATTATAGAAGCAGTAATTGGAGAACCTGACGGCCCGGATGAAGAGGACAATACGTCAACATTAAAATCCACCAGTTCATTTATATATCAAAGACCCGCCAATCATATGGTTCAAGGATCTGTAGTTCCTGTTGGATATGGAAGACTTAGGGTTGGCTCGTCGGTTATTAGTTCGTCCATCCTGAATATCAGAAACGTTAAATTTGACGATAAAATGGAAGAAAGAATAAATTCGGGGGAAGACTCCATTAATTATACTAAACTTACGTAAGTACAATGTCAGACGAACATCGTACATTTATTACTTTTGATGCCCCTAATCAGCCTAAGGCTCGCCCTAAGCTTGGGTTTAGGGATATTTCCGGATTTGAACCTCTTGTAAAAAAACAAGACACAACAAACGATAAAAAGATAAATGAGTGGGAGGAACTTGAGTCAATAAGTTACTTCAAGGCTCTTGACCTTGTATCCGAAGGCCCCATTGAAGGTTTTTGTGATCCTGCCGGGAATTTAGTGAGTGGTTCTGGTATTCTAAAAGGCATATACCTTGATAATACCCCGATACTAAATGAAAATGATACAATAAATTATCGGGATGTTTCTACGGTCTTGATGCACGGAACGACAGGACAAGATGCAATATACACCGGCCAAACTGGAGCATTCCAATGGATGGAGGACTTTTCCTATGTTTCTCAGACAAAATCGAAAGGAGTAGTACTTCCCTCCGCATCCTCATTTGGCGGAAAACCCACAGCTAGTTTCGATGGGCATCACACTATCCAGGACAGCGACGTAGACTGGGTGGCTTTAACCTTTAATATAGGCAGGCTTAATGCTATTGATCTAAATAGCGATGATGGGGAAATCATACCGAATAGTTTAAAGCTTCGTATCGAAGGGGATTATACCGGAGTTCTTCACCATACAATGGTTGATGACACTAATCTAGGGGATTGGGAAAGCCAAGTAGACGGGAAATTACTTGATTCGGTCACTGGGACCTGCACTACAGACCTCACAATTAATGGAATCGCAACCTCTCCATACCAGGAAGACATTTTATTCAAATTAGTTGATGGTAGGGATGAAGACGGGAAAAGAAGAACCAACAGACGTATATCGGTTCGCAATTTAACGTCTCTTCCGGAAAATTTCAGTAGAGTTCATTCGGTTAAACTTGAAAGCGTAACGGAAATAATCAAAAGCAACATGAGTTACCCAGGGAGTGCTCAAGTTGGCTCCGTGATTAGAGCGAATTATCTCCCTCGCGCCCCGGAAAGAACTTTTCACCTAAAACTTAAAAAAGTAAAAGTACCTAGTATTTATGTAGAGAATGATGATGCTTCACAATCAAGGCACCCAGGGACGTGGGACGGAACGTTTAAGGACGAATTGGAATGGACGGATAATCCCGCATGGATATTCTATGATATAGCAACAAATGAAAGATATGGGCTAGGGGAATACGTCAAGGAAGAGAATATAGACAAGTGGCAATTGTTCAAGATAGCCAAATACTGTGATGAACCCGTTCCCACTTCGAGGGGCAACACTTCCTACCAACCTGGCGACCCTGAAAACAAAAAGTACGTACAAGAGAGAAGATTTAGTTGCAATCTTTTTCTTAATAATAAAATGGAGGCCTACAAGGCTCTCTCGGAAATTGCTTCGGTATTTAAGGGGATGGCCTTTTACAACGGCTCTGAAGTATACGTATCTCAAGATTCTCTTAGCGAGCCAGTACTTAATTTTACAAATTCGAATGTTCTTGAGGGAAACTTTACTTACCATGGGTCCTCGAAGAACACGAGGTTTACAGCCGTAAAGGTCGCATACAAAGACAAGGATGATAATTTTCTTCCTAAGTATGAATACATTGAGGACCCAGAGGGTATTATTCGACACGGCTTAATAGAGAAAGAAAGCGCCGCCCTTGGTTGCACCTCAAGGGATCAAGCATTAAGACTTGGAAGATGGATCCTTCTTACCTCCAATAACGAACAAGAAGTTGTTAGATTTTCCACAGACAAGCAGGGCGGATACCTTCGCCCCGGGGATGTCATAGGGATTTCCGACGATAATAGAACAAATTTCAAATCCGGAGGCAGGGTCGCCAAAGTTGTTGGGGATAATGCTACTTCGGTTGATGAAAACCATATTTTACTAGACCAAAGACTGGATATTGACGAGACGAATTTTAAATATTTGAAAATAAGTTTTATTATTCCTAATTCCGGAAAGTTGTCTGAGGAATATGGAGAGGAGGTTGTTGCGGAAAAACAATTCAAAACTTTTATACATAGAGATGGGCGAGCAGTGGGGGTCTCGGACTTAGGGCAGCACAGAGATCGACCCTTAGTTCCTCTAAATTCACAAACAAGCAGCAATAGCGACTCTCAAGGTACTACTTTACATAATTATTTTGAAGATACTCCCGAAGGAACAAAGATTAAGACAACCGTATTTCTGGACATGATCCAGGAAAGTCCCAATGAAAATGATGAATTCAAGCAGGGGGGCTCGCTGCGCCCAGGAACGCTTAATGATTATTTTCTTGAATCCGGAGTCTTTCAAGCAAATGCTGGGTTCGTTCAGCATCAGGACAGAGCCAATAATAACCAACAGAAGATAACCGAAGGGGCCGTTTACATTGTTGAGGCTAGTGGAGATGCGAGACAGCAAACCAAGGAATTCAGAGTTCTTGCCGTGGCCGAAGAGGATGACGCGACGTTCACTATAGCAGCTCTAGAATATAACAGGGACAAGTTCAAGGACGTGGATAGTTTGTCCACCATCTATAAGTCAAGCACTCAGCTTATATCCGTCACGCCAAGTCATGGTGATACTCAGCCTAATGACCGACAAGGACTTCCGCCTCCTACTCCAGAAAGCGAAATCTTTACTCCAACTATAATAGGAGGTATTCCCGACAATAATGTTTCCCTTTCTATAAATAGAACCGGAGATTTGGATCAAAACGACGGCACCTTCAACCCTAAGATTGAATTATATTTCTTTAATGATTATGGGAATGAAGGGCAGAACGTCACTCATTTCGATTATAAGATTCAAGAAATATCAAATGTTTATTATGAAAAACTAAAGGATGCCGGAAGCGTAGAGCAGGCTACTGGACTTTATCATTCATTAAAGGACGGCTCATACGTCAAGAGTGACAAATGCGGAGACTTCGGGGAAATATCATTTTTAACTGGGTCAAAAGGATCTGAATTTTACGACCCAACCATTCCAAATTTTAGGTCGGATTTTACTGATAAGGTTATTAGTGAAGTTGGGGTTGGCATTGAGAAGATAGAGTTTTCAGGAATAGAGAAATGCGCCGAATCTAATAGCACACCTTCATTGCATCTATATTCGGGGGTGAAGACTGAAGTCGGGGGACTTAAGGAAGAAACTTGGCATGAAATAAGGTGGAAGGCCAGCCGAAAGCATACTATTAGTGATGCTTCGTCAGAAGAAAAGGTTGCTTTCTTTAGATCTAGCACCGACATTACTCCGCCAGAAAAGCCTTCGGATTTTAAGGGTAAAATACTATTTAACAATTTATATGAATTCAATTGGGAGAATACTGCCGATGCGGATTTAGATTTAGTTAGATTATATACCGGAGACGGGGCTGCAAAGATTGGGAATCCTATTTATGAACTACAGGCAAACCCCTTAAGCAATCAATTTCATACGTTTTTTATAGGGAATCATCCAGAATTAAAGAATGATATAAACCAGGATTTCTATATAACTTCCGTTGACCTTGCCGGAAATGAATCTATCGATTCCGCAAGCGTGATTGTTTCTAGAATAGGGGATTCTTCAAGTGTTCCGATAATTGACGTTTCATCTAGTTTTGATCCTATAGAGAGGCAGTCTTATGTAAAGGTTGATATAGATAGCGGGAATTTCAATACGAATCCCGGGTACAACCTTTCCGATCCCGGGGCGGATAATGACCCCGACAAACATGGGGAACTTTTAGACCCTAATTTCGAAAAGTATCAAGTTACTATATATGAATCCGGAACTGAAAATATATTAAGCACTTATGATATAGTCGAGGAATTGATAGATGAACATGAGGTTACTTATAGTTCTATAGGTGGAAAAAAATATGAAGTTCGGCTAGATGTAGTTACAAAAGGAGGGGATTATGTTTTTGGCGAAAGAAGTGGTATTTTGGCTGCTGGAGACAACTCCATCCCTGAAAGTCTGGAAAATTTCGAAGTAGATTTACATTTCGGAAATAGGGTTGAAATAGAATGGACGTACCCTGCAAATGTAAACGATATAGAATATGTTGAAATTTATTCTGGTTCGGGAATAGGGGAACTTGAACCCAATACGGATCCCTGGCCGTCCACTTGGGCGAAAGTTGATGAAGTTCCTAGGTCTAGATCCTACGCAACTCAATACCTCACCGATAGTTTAAAGGAAAAACTAGGAAAAACAACCAATAAGGCCCTGCATTACGCAGCGAAACCAATAGATTATTCTGATCACGAGGGTTTAATTACTTCTGGATCTATTCATTTTTGGGATTATAAAACGGATGAATATGGATTTCAATCTAATGATTCTACAGATTGGAATACAGAAGTAAAGGTGCTTACAGGAGTTAATGGCAATTGGGAGTTCTCGGGACATTACGAACATGCGGTAGCTCCTTCTCTTCTTGACCCTGACTTCGAAAACTTTCAAGCTTGGGTTTATAACGCAGAAAACAATAATTTCTTAACTTATGTAGATCTAGATCCGGTTGATCATACTGGGCATTATACTGCGATACCTGGAAAGCCATTAGAATTTAGATTAGTGGCGAAAAGAAAAACGGGTGACGTTAAGTGGTCGCATAAGACTCCCACTGCAGAGTTGCTGGATGATACTCCTCCGGGTAAATTAACAAATTTTGAGGGAGAAATATGGTTCAATAATCTTTATAGATTCGGTTGGGATGCTCCTCATGAAAATGACATAGAAAAAATACAACTTTATACCGGAGAGCCTCTTGCAGATAATAAGGCTGATCCCGATAATTTCCTTCTTGAAAAATTCGAACCAACAAGTCAAGAAATTATATTTAGCATTGATAAGTATTCTGATTTGGCAGTAACGCAAGATTTTTACGCCATAGCTGTAGATTTTTCAAATAATTCAGGCGAAGCCAGCAACGAGGTTCCAGTTTCGAGATTAGGATCGAATAGTGATAATTTCAATAATTCTGATAAATTAGACTTTGAAGCTGGAGAAGATGGGTCTTTTGTCACTGGGAATATAACGCCAAACAATCCAGACATTGAAAATGATTCAAATTTCCTAGAATATAGAATAAGAATTTGGGATAAGAATAGCGATAGTACTTTCCCGGTAGACACCCAATATTTAGATAATGCCCAGGCAGGAGAAGACATTAGGTATGAGGGCATCCCTGGGAAAGAATACAAGATTGATTTTTGCGTACATACAAAAGATGGAAATTATATATGCAAGTCAGATTTAGACGTAACCCTTCCTGCTGACGAAACAGGCCCCAGTAAAATTCATCCCTTTAAAGGCAGGGTAATATTTAATGAATGGTATAAATTCAATTGGCCCAAGCCAAGCGATACGGACATAGAGAAAATACAACTTTATACTGGGTTGCCTGATGGAAGTGATGAACCCGTCTCTGCCAATTTACTTCTTGAAAGATTCGAACCTACCAATGAAGAAATTTTATTCCACGTTAATGACGCTGGAAAAATAGCCGACCTTCCCGTAATCGGTTCGGAATTTTATGCAGTCGCCGTAGATTTTTCAGACAATACGGGCATTGTAAGTGATGTTATCGAGGTATCCAGAATTGGGGATGACCCCCTTGATGGTACAACGCCAGCCTTGAGCAACCTCGAGTTGACTCTATATGAGGAATATAATTCAACGGAAGAAAAGTCTTATATCTCTGGAGATATTTCCTCAGTCCTTCCTTCTATACAGGATGATCCGAATTTCTTGCGATATCGAGTTCAAATATACGATAACAATAATAACAATAGATTGCTGGAAACAAAATTTATTAATGAAACCGGGATTGGTCCAGAATTCACTTATGAAGCCATTCCGGGAAAAGAGTATAAAATAGAACTTTCAGTACAGGCGGAAGATTTTAGTTATATATCCATAGCTCCGACCCAGTTTGTCATTGCGGTAACAGATGATGACCCTCCCGCCGCTATAGAAAATTTTAAAGTCAAGCAAGTATTTGATGACCTTGTGTTTACTTGGGATGCTCCTCCCGAAGAAGACTGCGAGACAATTGTAATATGTTCGGGGGTTGATGGCTTAGACTCGAATCTTAAAAATACACCATCCCCTGCATCGAAAATTTACAAAAGCGGAATAGGTAAATACTCAGTATTCTCCGAACCAACCCAATCGTTTTTTGACGAAGGGTTTAGGGATACGATAGCGTTTAATGCATTTGCAGTCGATCTGTCAAAAAATTCAGGAGACTTTGGGTCTGTCGTTCAGGAGGTTGATTTCCAACTGAAAAGAGGGGATCCCATTGGCCCTACCACTGGTCTCCTTGAGTCAATTACCCCAGAAGGCAATACAAGGTATTTTCTGACGGGCAAGTTTTGTCACGATTCCGTAAACTCAGAATCGTTCCATCACGGCAGATTTAGAGTCGGCCCAAAAAGTAAGTTCGCACTAAAGTCAGAAACCTATTTGGTAAGTGATATAGAGGACACAAAATGCTTGAAGTTCAGTAGTGAGGTTCTTCCTAACATAGAATATAAGATAACTTTATCGTTAGAGAATTCGACAAACCAAAAACTGACTAATGTTGACTTCGAGGAAGAGTTTACAATTCCTTCCGACGATGTCAATCCGGCGGAAGTTCAGAACGTTTCCGCCGAGCAGCTTGGAAGCTCTGTTTTTGTAACTTGGGATGCAAATACGGATCCTGACTTAAAGGGCTACGTGCTTAGTACTGGAAACGGAAGTCCATTTACCCAGCATGATTTTCTTGATAAATCGGAAACTTCGACTATAATAAACTTTAGGCCTGATGCGGGTTTTGACGTGGTTCTTGCCGCGATGGACACGTCCCTTAATACTGGGGAGTGGGGGCAGTCTCAGGTAGGATTTACGGCAGCCCCCGTTACCAACGTCAATGGCATTCCTGGTATAGATGAGGATAGTATTGACGGCTCATATAATTGTTTTATAAAGGCTACGGCTACGCATACTGCTCCCGGAGATGACAATGACCTTGAGTTGATAGAGTTCGAGCTAAAAAGAGGTACCGTATTGGTTGAGAAGAAAGCTGTGCGAGTAGTGGGAACTTCTACCGAAACTCAATTCAATTGACTTCTGGCCAACGACACCTACAATATTAAC